CAGCCGCATTGATGGCGGTGACCTGTTCACCTGTTATATCCATAATTAGTTTAGTTTTAAGTTGTTTGTAGTATTTCTTTTGTTGTGTCGTTAGTTCTATCTGGCGTTTTAAATATACCATAGGTGGTAAATCTAAACATTCATCTTTTGTAAAACGTATGGCAGGTTGCAACGCCTTGAATACTGTTTCAGTGGCAGTTGGTTTTATTTTCCAAGTAAACTGCGATACCTTGAACATAACCTTATCTTTAAATGCACCGAAGAACCTTGGTACTCCGTATGGGTTTATAAGTTTTGCAAGTCCATACGCATCGGTGGGGTTTTGTGCGGCAGGTGTACCTGTCATCATCCATAACCATGTGTCTTCTTTCATCAATCTAAATAGGTTCTTCCAACGTGTAGTCCGCGCATTTTTATAGTGTGTAGCTTCATCAACGATAATAAGGTCAAAGCCACCCTCTTGCAGTTCTTTTAAAACTATACCCACGCCATCATAGTTTATTACCACATACTCTGCGCCCTCTTGTATAATCTTTTTACGTTTATCAGCAGAACCGTGAGCTACAGACACCGTTCTATGCGTAGCAAATGTAAACAAGTCATCACGCCATGCACTATCCATAATCGACAGCGGGCATATTACTAACACACGATTTATATATCCTTTGTTCAATAAATAGTCAGATGCCCATATAGCACTAGCAGTTTTACCTGTGCCTTGTTCGTTAAAACAAAAACCTCTCTTGTGCATAGTTAGAAATGATGCAGTAGATACTTGGTGACTAAAAGGTTTGTGTCTACCTGTCCACTTGTACTGCCCTTCAATAGGAGAAGGAGCTTTTATATCTAACTGTCTAAGGCTCTGTGCTTCATCAAGACCCCAATTAACAACCACTTGGTTGTCACCAACAGTTTTACTTTTGGGTATGTTGGTAACAACCTTGCTAGGGTCACGTAGCTTTAGCAGTAAAGCCTTGTTGTCTATTATTTGCATTCATCTCTCCACTCACTTCTTATTTTTTCTTAGATTTTTTAAGCACCGATTGTATAGTCTTAGCTTGTCTCGCATGCGTCTTTGATGCTTTGTTTAGACCTTTGGCTACTTTCTTTAATTTATTTCTTATTTGTCTTGTCATTTTTTGGTCTTCCCCTTTTCGCCTTTTTTGTGCTTGGCTCTGAGTTCTTCTTTGGCTCTTTTTGCGATTGCGGCTTGCTTGGGCTTACCTGCGACTTTGGCTCTTTGCTCCACCACAGTAAGGATTTGAATCTTCCTAGCATACGGCTTGTTAATTCTTTTAACTTTCCTAGCAGTCGCTTGGGCATCTGCCACAGTAGCAAATTTAATGGGTACAGTATCTTTTGGATTTTCATCAGTATACAGTCTCCTTCCTGTTCCTTTTGGTTTTTTACCTGTTCCTGTTTTTGGGTCTTTCTTTTTCACTTCTTAGTACCTTTCTTTTTACCATTTCTAGCACGGTTCTTTGAAGGGCTTTCTAGTCTAGTCCCATCTTTGTTTGTGCCACCCTTACTTAACATCTTATTATGTGACACGTCTTTACCCTTACGGCTTATACCTTTCTTATCATAAGCACGTCTGGCACGTTGGCGTTCCATCCTGTCAGGATGCTCCCCACGTTCTTTTTGTTTCTTATATTCTTTCTTGTAAGGTCTAGGCGATTTGGTATATGGCATTTAATTACTCCCATTGTATACACATTCGATTACTGCACAGTGTCTTTTACACAATCCACTTGGTCGTGCGTTCCATATGTCGTTATCGTATGCAATCTCCATTCGTTTAAAACTTGCTACCCATTTATCCCACAATGCAGGTAACATGTCATCACTATATTTTTGTTTTATAAACTTTTTAGCAATCACGAACATCAAAGCCGCATTAACTTTTTTAACTTCTGGGAAGTATTTGAACGTAGCCATAGCCATAAGTTCTAGTTGGCTTTTGTCAGCATATTCAGCAGACTTACCTGTTTTGTAGTCTACAACCCATGCTTTATCGTCATCTACAATAACAAGGTCAGCAATCCCACGCCACCATACATCATCTGCTTTGAAGTCACACACTGTAAAATCAGAGGTAAGACCCATCTTTATTTCTGTAAACTTCTTACCACGTCTTCTATTAAGTGACTCCAGGGGGCCTCTCAGGTAAGCAAACTTATCTGGTATTGGCTTGCCATCACGTATGTATTCTTCAGCAACAAGATGAGCTTCCGTTCCATAACGCATAGCTTCAGTCTCAGTCTCTTTGTAGTCTTTCGCTATCTTCATATGATAGAACTGCTTGGGGCATTGTTCAAATGCCTTAATTCTACTAAATGACCAAGGGGTTATGCTCACTCACAGTCTCCATATGATTTTCCTGTTCCGCTTTCACAATCTATAGGTAAACCTTTAGCCCAGTCTGGTGTCCAACGCATGCGGTTTTCTATAAATTCCTGCGCTTCCTCTACCTCTTCGTCTTTGACACAACACGCAATCGAATCATGTACAGTCAAAACAACTTTATATTTCTTGGCTATTTGTAGCATTTGTTCACCAATTATGCAACGTGCTATGGCTTGGCACACGTTCTCTATGATCTTCCCACCATATATCCGCGTACGCCCACGCCTTGTTTTGTAGTGAAACTCTACACCTTTGTCTGTCTGGTCAAAACGTAAGTCCTCGTATTTTATATGCAACCCAGAGGGTAATCGTATCTTACCATCTTCTATTGTCAGCACGTCATGGCAACCCAATCTTATCTTAGAGTCACGTGGTGGGGCGTGTAACAGCGGAAGCGTTTGTTGTGCCTCACGCCATAACTTGTTAATATTGTAGTTAGTTTCTCTATAAATTTTGATAACCCTTCGTGCTTCTCCCAATTCTAGTTGAAAGCCAAATGTATTTAGTTGGGCTTGGAACTTCTGTGCGCCCATGCCATACCCTGCACCTAATATTGTAGTCTTACCCACGAACCTCTGGTCTTTAGTCACGTCACTCTCTGCTACGCCATATATCCTAGATGCCATCTTCTTATATACATCTTCACCCTTCGCAAATGCGTTAGTTAGATCGTCTTGCCCTGCAAGCCACGCCAACACCCTTGCTTCTATCTGTGATGAGTCAGCGTCAATGATCGTGTGGCCCGCAGTAGGTATTATGCTACACTTTAACTTCTTACCATTTACCCCACGGCTTGGTAGATTCTGTAGATTAATCTTGTCATCTCCACCCCACCTGCCTGTGTGAGCCGCATAGTATCTAACAGGTACAGGTAGTAATCCACGCTTTGATATATCTATAAACCTTTGTGTTCTCGTTTCTTCTAGTGTGCTTTTGTTACCAAGTCTCGCGGCTACGAGTTGTTGCACTCTCTCGTCAGGGTGTTCTTGCAGAGCCTTGAAACCTTCGTCAGACTTAGCCAGTGCAAGTGTTTCTTTCCCTGTCGTTGGGCTTATCTTCGTTGGTGGTTCTACCCCCAAACCTTTTAGTAACTCTGCAAACTTGGGGTTGCTCATCAAGTCATCACGTTCAACAGCCGCGTTAGTCAATAAGTCCTCTTTACGTTGACGTGTTTCTGTGAGGTGGTCTTCTAATAGAGTCAAGTCCAAGTCTAAGGTAGGTTCTACAAACATACGTAAAGTTAGGTCTATGAGTTTGAGTTCTTTCTTTGGAAAGTCTTTACCCATCTTTAGAAACAGTTTGTATGTCAGGTCTACGTCATTAACGCAGTAGTCACCAAACTTTTCTAATTCACTATCTTGAAATTGTTCTCGTCTCTTTCCGAGCGTGTTGAGTATCTCCTGCCCCTTAACACCGATATTGTACTTTTCAGATAACGCCCTGAGACTTGCACTGTCTTCCACCCCATGTACAGCACGGGCGATACACATAGTATCGGTATAGACGCGAGGCATAATACCATAATGCCAATTAAGAATAGCACCATCAAACATAGTGTTATGAGCAAGTACCATAGAGTTGCTCCAATCGAAATCTTGTAGGTACTTGCTGAGTTGTTCGTGTGTTCCACTTGCCCACTCCGTTTCTTTGTTGTTAACTTTTATCGCGACCCCTATTACTTCAAAGCGTGGGTCACGCACATACTCTTCCATTGTTAACTTCTTTAGAGAATACTCTTTGTCGTAATAAGTTTCAAAGTCTAATGTAATTAAATCCATTACTCGTCCTTACTAATTATAAGCATAGGTCTTAGCTTTCGTGAAACACCCTGCATGCTCTTATTTTCTAAGATTATCTTAATCATTTCAGCTTTCCACCTATTTAAATATTTAAGGTCTGCGAGTATTCTCTGTGTAGCCATCTGTTCACTATCACTCATTTGTGCCTACTCACTTCTCCTGCCAACGCACCATAACCACATAGGTCACGGTAATTATCTGCATTATCAGGGTTCTCTTTTGTCCTTGCCATCTTGAGTAAGGCTAACATCATAGGCACATCTTGTGGTGTTATGAAACCTCTTAATCCAAGGTATGCGTTCCACAAATCACCGATAGCTACAAAGTTGTGCATAGCCTCGCCATGTTCGTCTGCTCTATCTTTTGACACTAGGGTGTCTGCACTTTGTAATATCTTAGACCTATTAAACTGTTTATCATTTTCTTCTTTCTCAAAAACTTCTTTTGGTGTACCTACGCTCTTTCTTAACGCGCTAACGTAATTAGTGGTACAACCGACCCTCTTTGCTACATATTGACTGGGCATGTTTGGGTTTACCAACAGTACTTCCCATACTTTTTCTTTTTTACTTTTTTTTGCTACTTTCATGTTTACTCTCCTTCCTAAATCTATCTATTAAAAACTCATTGTGTTTTCTTTTTCTGTCCTCAATCTTGTCACGTCTGTCCTTTGCTCTCTGTTCGTTCTTACGAATAATTAAGGGTTCTGATTTCTTGTTCATCTCATTAATGTTTTTTATGGTTTAAACATTTTAAACTTAAAATATCTGAGACTTTTTCTTCGTAGTAGGCATCTTTTACTATTGATGCTACGATAGTTCCCATATCTGTGTTGTTCTTAAACGCTTCGTCTATCAACCAGTGCGTTTCATCTTCGTCTAAATGATCGTAAAGATTACCCTTCTTCACCCCATATTTTTGAGTTATATGCTTCATCTATTTTCTTCTCCCTTAAAGTTATCTGGTCTAGCGACTGGTTTATAAATTTCAGTGTGATAGTTTTTATAGCAGTTATTCTCACCGTAAATCCTCTTTGATGCTTTGCTACATTCTTTTAATGTTTCGTATTTCATAGCAAAAAACTGCCCATAGTATTTAAATCCATCATCATCAAAAAATTCAAAACAGTTAAACTTGTTACCATAAGACATCTCTGACCAAGTGCTACACCTATCCATATCGGAAAAAGTAACCATCAACCACAGACCATAAGTTGTAACCACAAACACTCTCTCTTCCTTTTGTTGCCCCCCTTCAAGAGGGGGGTCTAAGTTATATCGTACCCTAATCCGTCAGGGTCATGGGTGGAAAGGGAATACTATGTAAAAAAAATTCACCCACCCCTGATGCAGGGGATTTAACGCTCTCCCTGCTTACGTTTTCCTACCACTGAAAAAATCTACTAAAAAAGATAGTAGGAAACCTGCCTCACAGATCATACTGGACAGGGAAATCAAATTCTAACTGATTTTCCACTATGCCCAAAATCTTTTTTACCTCTCCTACATTGTTTTCATTAATTACCGCAGCCACGCCACCTGCTTCACGTATATCTGTTAAGTTCTTTTCCTGTAGTGGTGTAGGCTTGTTGCTACCTGCTTTACATTCAAACCCAAAAAACTTACCCTCGTAGCAACCAATTATATCTGGCACTCCACTCTTACCATACCCACCTGTCATGGGGTAAAAGTAGTATGCACCTATCTCTTTTAGTTGTTTGGTTACTTTCTGTTTCACTTTCTTTTCTGGGGTCATTGCCATGTGTAAATCCCTATAAAGTTACTGGTTTCAATGGGAAACCCAAAGGCTTCCCATCATTTTCTTGTTTTCTCTTAGTACGTACTAAGAAGTTAAAGGGCCTATGTAATACGTATTCCCTAATCTATATCCGACACCATCAATGATTTCAGTGTACTCCTGTCCGTTGGTATCCTTGATAAGTTCAACCATATTTAACACGGCTATCTTTTCCTTCACCCATTCTGGTAGTTCATCTATAGACATATAAGTGTCTTTTAATGGATTGTCAAGACATTGTATACCAAGACATGAAGTTATAATACATCCAGTGGCATTGTCTACACTTATACAGTATAACGAGTCATCTTGTAATTTTTTAAGTTTGGTCATAAGTTTATATCCTTCACTTTTTACTTTAACTGTAACAGGGCTTGTAGGTCTACCACACAAAGCAGGATAAATATCCAATACCATCTGCCATCTGTTGGGCAACCTTTCATAATGCTTATTTAACGACATAATACATATAATCCCCATGATACAGACCAACACCTTCGACATACTGTCCTTGTCCTAACATGTTAAGAGTTGATATCTTACCTGCCAGCTCTCGTGGTAACGTAGTATCATCATACGTAACTACCTCACCCTTTTCACCAGAGTTGTGATGTAGATTATTTATCTCCATAGTTTCGAATACGGTTTTGTCAAGCTTGGTAAATGCACGAACAAAGATAACATCAAGAGTTCGGTTGTCAGCTTCGATCTTCTCGTCATAGGCTTTGATAAACTCTACGAGTTGCGACCCATAGCTTTTGTCTATCCACTCATGTCCAGTGTCAATCAGATGCCTAAGTTCAGGCACAAACTTCTTCATCTCTAATTTATCACTCGTATAACGTGGTAGCACTTTACGCATGATGTCCTCAACATTTTCATTAGCTTTATAATTTTTCTTGGCAAATTGACTTTTTATATCATCTTTATCTGCCAACGCTATATCGTGAGTTGTTAGGTTACGTAGATGCCGCTTGGCATTTTTAATACCCACGTCAAAGTTTGTTGTCATCTTCATACGCATCTGTTCGCCACTACTATACTTTCCGTTATGTATGGTATGGGAACACACAGTATACATAGGAGTGTAGGACTCTGGGTTGTCACGAAAATCAGCATAAGCAACCCACCCCATAGCATACGGACTACCTTCCATGTACGCATATATTTTGGAATCACTATTGACAGGTGGTGATGTTAACTTCTTTATACCAAACTTTATACCACGTATGTGTTTCTTCAGTGCCTTGATAAACCGTGCCAAGTTTGCATAAGACCAATC